GTATGAGGGGGAGGTAAAATCTCTTTTAGAAAAACTTAATAATGCTGAAAAGAATGCCGTTAGAGAGAGAGCCGCACAGAGAATTGCTAATGCCAACATAAATGAGAAATTAGAAGCTAATCCTGACATGAAAGCTAAAGATAAAAAGAAAGTTTCTCAGCAGGCTTTAAGTAAGGCAAGACTTGAAGTCGGTTCCGTTAAGAGACGAGATAGAAACATAGTAATCACTGATAATGAATGGGAAGCTATTCAGGCAGGTGCGGTGAGTGAAACAATTCTTAAACGAATACTGAATAATTCAGACCCAGATTCGTTGAGGGCAAAGGCTATGCCTAAAGAATCATCAGCATTATCAGATGTTAAGATAGCCAGAATTAAAGCTATGTCTGCTTCATACACAATTGCACAGATAGCTGATAAACTTGGCTATTCAACATCAACAATTTCTAAAGCTTTGAAAGGAGGAAATTAAGCATGACTAAAACATCTAATGATTGTAGATTGACCACATTTGACAATCCTTACAATCCATTTACACAGTTTGCTGAATGGTTGTTGTTTGACAATTCAAAAGATTACTTTACATTAAACAAACTTGCTAGAATTGAACAAGTTGATGAAAGTATGTCTGAGAATGAAATAAACATTGAACATGAAAGAGCAATTGATGAAATTATACAGAACGATTTCCTCAACATCTATAAAAAAGTGTACAGAAATGAAGAAATAAATGAACAGATTGCATGATATATGTATAAAAGCATAGAGGGGGGTCTAAAAATGAACACCCCCTCCTATCATCGCGCCGGTCTTTATATTTTCCCCGGAGGGAATTTTCGAAAAAGCAAATCCATTTTTAGACAGCATTTAAACGAACCTATAATATTTAAAGCACTTAGTACAAGTTGTAAGTCACCTCTCGATTATATTTTATTGCGCCATGATGTAAATTCTCCTTTCTTTGGGTATTATAGGTTCTTTTAAGTGCTGTATTATTTATAAAGACTACAAAACTAACGGAGAAGTATAAGAAAGGAGGCAGTAAGGATGCCTAAAGTCAAGAATTCTGATACTCAAAGAAGAATGCGTCCGGCATTGACACCAGAAGCACGAGAGAATCAGCTCATTTCTTTAGCTGTAGACCTTGCCGAAAAGCAGTTAAGAGAGGGAACAGCTTCATCTCAGGTAATTACACATTATTTGAAGATGGGTTCTCCAAGTGAACGACTCAAAAGAGAACAGATGGAAGAAGAGAACGAGTTACTTAAGGCTAAGACCAAAGCTATCAGAGAGTCAGGAGATATGTCTGTAATGTATGAAAAGGCCATAAAGGCAATGCAGTCATATTCTGGAAAGGATGAAGATGAGTAGGATTCTTTCATATTCAGAACTAATTACTATTCCCACTTTTGAGGAGCGATTTGAATATCTCAGTTTGAATGGACGAGTTGGTGATGCAACATTTGGATTTGATAGATATCTAAATCAGGCATTTTACAAGTCTAAAGAATGGCAGCGTATACGGGATTTTGTGATAATCCGAGATAATGGTTGTGATTTGGCTTTTTCTGGTAGGGAGATTTATGAGCGAATAATTATTCATCATCTTAATCCTTTGACTAAAGAAGATGTAATTCAGCATACAAGAAAATTACTGGACCCAGAAAATCTTGTATGTACGATTAAACAGACTCATGATGCGATTCACTATGGAGATAAAAATTTATTAATGAAGAATCCAGTTGAACGAAAAATAAATGACACATGTCCTTGGAGACATTAACGGAGGAATATGACGGATAGTATATTAAATTCAATCAAAGGATTGCTATATATAGATGAATCTGAAAAAGGATTTGATAGTGACATAATTATGCATATCAATTCTGTATTTATGGTACTTAATCAGCTTGGTGTTGGTCCAGATGAAGGATTCACGATAAGTGATGATTCGGCAACATGGTCAGATTTTCTTGGCGAAGATAAATCATTAGAAGGTGTGAAGACCTATGTTTATATGAAAGTTAGAATGATTTTTGACCCACCGACTAGCAGTTCAGTAATGGATTCTATGAAGCGGTCAATTGATGAATTTGAATGGCGATTAAACGTTGCCGTATCAAATAAAAAGTAGGAGGCTCAAAATGGAAAACGAATTATACCATCATGGCGTCCTAGGTCAGAAATGGGGCGTAAGAAGATACCAGAATAAAGATGGAAGTCTTACTATGGCTGGAAAGAAGCGTGCGTTGCGAATCCAGAACGACTATACAGAACTTACTAATAATAAAAAGTATAGAGACCGTAATGGTAATATGACATATGCTGGTCGTAAAAAGGCTCTTGCTTTACAGAATGAATATACAAATGTTACTGGTAAAAAACACCTTATAGCATTTAATAACAAGACTGGTGCAGGCAAGCAGACTCATCAGAAGAGCGTTAGTGAGATGAGTAATCAGGAATTGCAGGCAAAGGTTGATAGACTTCGATTAGAGAAGCAATTAAAAGACCTTACGCCAGAACATAAAACAGCTGGTCAGAAATTTGTCGACTTTGTCAAGGATACATCAATTTCTATAATTAAAGATAAGGGGACTGTAATACTTGGTGATTATTTCGATAAGCAGGTTCGAGATGCCATGGGACTTAATAAGAAAGACCCATTAACCAAATCTCAGAAACTTGCTCGAGATGCCAAGGATGCAGCAAACAAAAAAGCAATTGCTGAAGTTGAAGATTACTTTAAAGCGCGAGATAAAGGTAAGAAATCTGCAACTGAGACTAAGAAGAAATCTGAATATACCATGACAGAAGCTCAGAAGAAAGAACATGATGCATTATTTGGCAATCATGAAACAAAAACTGAATCAGATGCCGAAAAGCGCAAAAGAGAACATGACCGATTGTTCTCAGGAAGATATGTAGATTAAGGAGAATATATGGCGTTATCGAATACAGCCACACCGATTTATTATGGCATGTTTCGAGATGCCGTAATTAGAGGCGAAATACCAGTATGCGAGGAAATTTCTATGGAGATGAATCGTATAGATGCTCTTATAGCAAATCCTGGTGTATGGTATGACGATAAAGCGGTAAATGGCTTTATAAAATATTGTGAGAGTGAACTTACATTAACTAATGGCGATGATTTATTTCTTCTCGATTCATTTAAGCTGTGGGCTGAGGAAATTTTTGGTTGGTATTATTATATAGAACGAAGTATTTATGTGCCAGACAAAGATAATCATGGCGGACATTACGAGAAGAAAATCATAAGAAAAAGGCTCATAAATAAGCAGTATTTAATCGTTGCCAGAGGTGCAGCTAAGTCAATGTATGCGTCGTGCATACAAAATTATTTCTTGAATGTAGATACATCTACATCTCATCAGATAACAACAGCCCCAACAATGGCTCAGGCAGAAGAGGTTATGTCACCTTTTAGAACAGCCATAACAAGAGCCAGAGGTCCATTATATCAATTCTTAACAGAAGGCTCATTGCAGAACACGACAGGCTCAAAGGCTAATCGTGTAAAGTTGGCAAGTACCAAGAAAGGAATACAGAATTTCCTCACAGGTTCGTTATTGGAAGTAAGACCTATGTCAATAGATAAATTGCAGGGATTACGAGTTAAAGTAGCTACCGTCGATGAATGGCTCTCCGGCGATGTTAGAGAAGATGTTGTTGAGACACTTGAACAGGGAGCTGCAAAGGAACAGGGTGGCGGACAGAATGACGATTATTTGATAGTCGCCATTAGTTCTGAAGGTACTGTTCGTAATGGTTCTGGCGATACAATCAAAATGGAGCTAATGAAAATCCTTAAGGGAGAACATAATGCTCCTCATACATCTATTTTCTGGTACAAGCTCGACAGCATTGATGAAGTAGGTGACCCGTCTAAGTGGCCCAAAGCCAATCCTAATCTGGATAAGACTGTCACATATGAGACATATCAAGAAGCGGTCGAAACAGCTGAAAAAAATCCTGCTAAGAGAAACGATATACTTGCAAAGCGATTCGGACTTCCGATGGAAGGTTATACATATTACTTTACATATGAAGAAACTCTTCCACATAGAAAGAAAGAATTTTGGCAGATGCCTTGTGCGTTGGGAGCAGACCTTTCTCAAGGCGACGATTTCTGTGCTTTTACATTTCTATTTCCGTTATCCAGCGGTTCATTCGGAGTTAAAACCCGTAACTATATAACAGAATTAACATTAAAAAAACTACCTTTGGCTCTTAGGAATAAATATGAAGAGTTCATTAATGAAGGTAGTCTTATTGTTATGCCTGGAAATATCTTAGACATGATGCAGGTTTATGATGATTTGGATGAATTCATAATTCGAACCGCTTATGACGTAAGATGCTTCGGTTATGACCCATATAATGCTAAAGAGTTTGTGGAACGATGGGAACGAGAAAATGGAGAATACGGAATAGAAAAAGTTATACAGGGGGCTAAGACTGAATCTGTACCATTAGGAGAGTTAAAGAAATTAGCTGAAGAAAGAATGTTGTTGTTCGACGAGGGGTTGATGACATTCACAATGGGAAATTGTATCACCATCGAAGATACCAATGGTAATCGTAAATTATATAAAAACAGATATGATGCCAAGATTGACGCTGTGGCTGCAATGATGGATGCGTTTGTAGCATATAAGCACAATCGTGAGGCTTTTGAGTAGGAGACAAATTAAATGGAGTTATCTATTACTGATAGAATGAAGCACGCATTTAATGCGTTTATGAATCGAGACCCTACAGCTTATTATAATAGGAATCTTGGTTCTAGTTATTCCATACGACCCGACCGACCGAGATTAAGTCGTGGAAATGAGCGTTCAATTATTACTGCAATATTCAATCGAATAGCGATGGATGTGGCAGCAATAGATATAATGCATTGCAGATTGGATAAGAACAATCGATTCATAGAAAAAATCGATTCCGGACTCAACAATTGTTTGAATCTGGAAGCAAATGTAGACCAGAGTGGACGAGCATTTATACAGGATGCAGTTATGTCTATGTTAGATGAGGGTGTGGTTGCACTTGTTCCAGTTGACACTGATTTGAATCCAGCAAGCACTGATTCATATGACATACTTACAATGAGAACTGGAAAGATTCTTGAATGGTATCCAGCACATGTCAAAGTAAGGCTTTACAATGACCGTACTGGAGAGAAAGAAGACCTTATGCTGGCTAAGCGAGACGTGGCAATTATTGAAAATCCATTATTTGCCATAGTCAATGAGCCTAATTCAACGATGCAGCGACTTATGAGAAAATTAAGTTTACTAGATGTGACAGATGAACAAACGGCATCAGGAAAGTTGGATTTAATCATTCAGTTGCCGTATGTAGTCAAGTCAGAAGCTAGGCGTGAACAGGCTAATCAGCGTAGAAAAGATATAGAACAACAGTTGGCAGAAGGTAAATATGGAATTGCATATACCGATGGTACCGAGAAAATCACTCAGCTTAACCGTTCAGTAGAAAACAATCTCATGAAACAAGTCGAATACCTGACTAATATGGTATACAGTCAAATAGGCATTACCCAGTCAGTTTTAGACGGAACTGCTGATGAAAAAACAATGCTTAACTATAACAACCGAACAGTCGAACCGATTGTATCGGCTATCGTTGATGAGCTGAAGCGTAAGTTCCTTACAAAAACAGCTCGTACTCAGCTGCAATCAATATCGTTCTTTAGAGACCCATTTAAACTGGTTCCAGTAAACGATATTGCTGAAATCGCAGATAAATTCACTAGAAACGAAATTATGACTTCAAATGAAATTCGCCAGATTGTTGGAATGAAACCTTCCAATGACCCTAAGGCGGACCAGCTTATTAATAGTAATATTAGTCAAGCTAAAGAAGATGTGGTTCCTAGTGAAGTAAATGAAAAATATGGAGAAGGAGGAAAAAGTCAAAATGAGTAACTACGATTTTAGTGGCTACGCTACTAGAAATGACTTGCTGTGTCAGGATGGTCGAACAATACGACAGAATGCATTCATTGATAACGATGGCTGTGAGGTTCCGCTTGTGTGGAACCATGAACACAATGACCCTAATGCTGTATTAGGACATGCTGTATTAGAAAATCGTAAAGATGGTGTTTATGCATACGGTATGTTCAATGATACTGAACAGGGGCAGATGGCGAAGAAACTGGTTCAGAAAGGCGATGTTAAATCATTGTCGATATGGGCAAATCAGTTAAAGCAGATAGGTAATGATGTAATCCACGGAAACATCAGGGAACTCAGTCTTGTATTGGCTGGATCGAACCCAGGTGCGTACGTGGATTTTGTTATGGCTCACAGTGTTGAGGAAGAGGATACATTATACGCTTCGTATGATGAGAATATCATGCTTTATCACTCGGCTGATGAGTCAGAGAAAAAGGAGGACAAGCAGGAAATGGTAGACAACGCAAAGTCACAGGAAGGCAACAGCGATGATAAGACTTTTGAAGATGTAATCAACACAATGAATGAAGAACAGAAGAATGTTCTTTATACACTTATTGGAATGGCTCGAGAAGATGGAGCTGATGATGAAGATGAAAAAGGAGGAAATGGAAACATGAAACATAATGTTTTCGACAATGAAGGTGATACAAGACAGTCTAATGTTCTTAGTCACTCAGATGAGCAGCAGATTATTTCACTTGCTAAGCAGACAGGTGTTGGAAGTCTTAAGGCTGCTATGGAAATCTTTGCAGAAGAGAACAACACATTAGCTCATGGTGTGTTTGGAGATGAAACAGAGAAGTTATTCCCAGAATATGAGCTTCTTAAGAAGGGTGAACCAGAAACACTCGAGAGAGATCAGAGCTGGATTGGACATGTAATTTCTGGTATCCATAAGAGTCCAATTAGTAGAATTAGAACAAGACAGGCTGATGCTCGTATTGCTGAACTCAGAGCCAAGGGATATCAGAAGAAGGGTTCTTATAAGCAGGAAATGGCTGACATCAAGCTTATTGGAAGAACAACCGATCCACAGACAATATTTATCAAAGCAGATATGCACAGAGATGATATTACTGATATCGTAGATTTTGATGTTGTAGGATATCAGTGGAGACTCATGAGACATATTCTTGATGAGGAACTTGCTCTTGCTGCTTTAATTGGTGATAGTAGAGATGAGGCTGACCCAGATAAAATTCACGAAGAGCATATTCGTTCTATTTGGAATGATAATGATCTTTATTGTATTCATCAGTCAATCGACTATGAAGAAATGAAGACAAAGCTCAATGGTACTAATACTGGAGCTAACTTCGGAGAAGAATACATTAAGGCTGAAGCAACAATTGCCGCAGCACTCTATGCAAGAGAAAAGTATAAGGGTTCGGGTAGCCTTGATTACTACTGCACACCACATGCACTTAATGTTATGTTACTCGCTAGAGATCTTAACGGTAGAAGAATCTACTCTTCAAAGGCTGACCTTGCCGCAGCACTTAATGTAGAGAATATCTACACTGTAGAGCAGTTTGAGGGAAAGACAAGAGAGGTAACTTCAGGCGGAACTAAGAAGCTTGTAGGTCTCTTTGTTAATCTTGGAGATTATCAGTTCGGTTCTACAAAGGGCGGTGAAATCACAAAGTTTGATGACTTTGATATGGATTTCAATAGATACAAGTATATGCTTGAAACAAGACTTTCAGGTTCATTAACAAAGCTGTATTCAGCTATTGCGCTTGAAGAAGATGCCTAATAAGTCTAAAAAAGTAAATAAGTAGGAGGAAGAATGATGGATAGAGTATTTCACCATGATGACAGCATGTATGTTGCTGCAAATAAGGTCTATACAAAGGCTGACGGAGTTGCTTATTCAGATGCAGAGTGCAAGGTATCGATTGATGCTGAAACTCTTGAAAAGCTGTTCTTAGAAGGAATGGTTGTAGTAGTTGATGGCGCTTCTTATAAGCCAATCAGCTGCAAAGTTGCATCAAATGTAGCAACAGTTACATATGTAACAGCTGACAGTTCTGCGGCTACAACAGCTAAGCTCGCAACAGTTAAGTCTAAGTAGTCGGAGGATAAAAAGATGAGTAAATGGACTGGAAAGGTTGGATTTGCAGTTAACGGTGAAGTTGAGCCTGGATTATGGGTAGATGAAGTAGTTGAGAAAGTGTATAAAGGCGAACTGCTTAGTGATAGATGGAGGCGACAGAATTCCATTGGAATTAATGACAACATCAACTTATTGAATTCCATAAGCATAATTGCAAATCCATATGCTTTTGAGCATTGCTCATCGATTGCTTATGTTGAAATCAAGGGGGAGAAATGGAAAGTGACTGATATAGATGCTTCCACTCCTCCTAGATTAATACTGACTGTAGGGGGTGTATACAATGGCGAGCAGGCTTGAATTGCAGACAAAACTTGAAGAGTTATTGGGAACTAGGCATGTGTATTATCAATCCCCCGCCTCAGTCAAAATGGAGTATCCAGCTATAGTGTATTCACTGAACAACAGAGATATAAGAAAAGCGGATAACTCAGCATATACAGCAAACACAAGATATACAGTCACGGTAATTGATAAACGACCAGATAATTCAGTAATCGATAAGTTACTAGGATTACAGTATTGCTCATATGACAGGCAGTATATAGCTGACAACCTTTACCATGACGTATTAACACTATATTTTTAATGGAGGAATATAAATGGCTAAGTTAAAGTGGGACGTTTCTGGGGAACGTTCGTATGAAACAGGTATTAGCAATGGCGTATTATATGTTCAGGATGAGAACGGAAAGTATCCAAAGGGTGTTGTTTGGGACGGTTTAATATCAGTTACAGAGAGTCCATCTGGAGCTGAACCAACAGCATTATACGCTGATAATATTAAGTATCTTAACCTCTTATCTACAGAGGAGTTTGGTGCGACAATTGAAGCTTATAAGTCACCAGCTGAGTTCGATGAGTGTGATGGTTCAAAGGCTGTTGCTGAAGGCGTTACTTTTGGTCAGCAGGATAGAAAGCAGTTTGGATTTGCTTATAAGACTATTCTTGGTAACGATATTGATAAGAATAACCATGGATATAAGTTACATCTTATATATGGAGCATTGGCTGCACCATCAGAGAAACCCTACAACACAGTTAATGATAGTCCAGAGGCTATTACATTATCATGGGAGGTTTCAACAACTCCTGTTGAGGTTGAAGGTTTTAAGCCAACAGCAACAGTTACTATTGACAGTACAAAGGTTGACGCTCAGAAGCTTAAGAAGCTTGAAGACATTCTCTTCGGTGCAGATGCTGGAGATGGTCCAAGACTTCCGCTTCCTGATGAAATAGTAACTCTCATGAAAGCAGCAGAATAATAAGAATATTATGATCATTTTTGACTCCGCTTGAAATATAGCGGGGTCTTTTTTTATTTAGGAAGGAGAATTTACGATATGTTAAAGATTACAAAAACATATGAAGATTGGAATGATACAGAAAGAACCGAGGACTTTTATTTTAATCTTACTGAGGCCGAGATTACAGAGCTTCAGATTGGTACAGTTGGCGGATTCGCAGAAACAATTGAGAAGATAGTTAACGCAAAGGACCAGTCTGAACTTATTAAGATTTTCAAGGAACTTGTTCTTATGGCATACGGTAAGAAATCAGCAGATGGTAAGAGATTTATGAAAGATGATGATACTAAGAAGGAATTTGTGGAGAATCCAGCTTATTCTATCATCTTCATGGAACTGGTATCAGATGCAGAAAAGGCTGCTGAATTTATTAACGGCATTATGCCAAAGAGTATTGATAAAGCCGAACTCCAGAAGAAAACTAATGAGTTAATGGCTAAGTATAACTAAGAAAAATCAGGGAGGTAAGAGATATGCTTCAGATAGTTGTTCCACCACCTTTATTAGAAGAATGGGATGAGTTGAGGGAAGAATTTGTATATCACGAATCTGGTAAGCCGTATGTGCTACAACTTGAACATTCTCTTATCTCACTTTCAAAATGGGAAGAAAAGCATTGTAAGCCATTCATATCATCAGAGAAAAACGAAGAAGAGAATCTGGATTACATCCGATGTATGACACTTACACCGCATGTTCCTGATGAAATATATGACCGCTTAACAAAAGAAAATATAAAAGAAATTTTAGACTACATTGAAGCTCCGATGACTGCCACTACTTTTTCAGATAGAGGGCCTAAAACCCCTAGCCGAGAAAAAGTGACCGCGGAGCTTATTTATTATTGGATGATTAAATGTCAGATACCTATTGAGTTTCAGAAATGGCATCTCAATAAGTTAATAACATTAATACGGGTTTGTGAAGTAAAAGATTCACCACCTAAGAAGCATAGTCAACGGGAATTA